GGAGGGACGGCGGGCGAAGAGCCGCCGCCCCTCCAGCGGGTTCCTAGAACGCCGGGTTCAGGCGCACACGGACAGTCGGATCGCCCGCCGCGCCACCGGGCGCCGCAATCCCGTTTGCCTGCATCAGGACGGCGACACCGATCTTTTTGTTGGTGCCGACCGTCGAGGTGGCCTGGAATGCGGTGTTGTTCCAGTACACGTAATCGCCTTCGTTGAAAGTGCTCGTGTCCTTGGCGAGATCGAAGACACCCTCGACCTGCATTTCCATGTTGTCGCCGAGGTTCTGGTTGTTGACGGCGATACCGAACAGGTATCCCGTGCCGGCGATCTCCACACCGCCGCCCGAGCTTACGGCATACGGCGCGATCACCGTGATCGTCTTGCCTTGCTGAACGTAGTTCTTCATCGCTTCCTCTCGTTCTCCTGTGCCGGGCCGGCGAACCAGCCCGGCGATGCTTTCATGCTGCCGCACCTACTCGGCGGCTTACGCGCCCGCGCTTTTCTGCAGGCCGCGATAGTCGATAGCCGCCGCGCCGAAGTCCATGCGCGCCTTGATCTCGACGCCATCGATCTCGAAGCCCTGCTTGGTCTCGATGTACACGCCCTGCTGGCCTTCGAGGTAGCAGTACTCGATGGTGTCGATCTGCGCCGGGTCCGCGATCAGATACCACGCGATTTCGCTCGCGGCGTCGAGACGCGGCTCGACGACCGGAACGAGACCGCGCACCCACTCCGGCACCACCGAACCCGGAGTCGCCGAAGCGAGGTTGATCGGGAAGATGAACTGGAGTGCGTAAGTTTCGAGGGCGGTCGGTACCGCGATGAACCGCGGAATCAGGTTCAGGGGAGTACCCTGCGGCCCCTTCTGAAGGCGCATATTCTGGCGACCGTTGGCGAGCGCCGCCAGCGGGCCCGGCGCCTGGGTAGTGCCGGGATTGGTCTGCGGGTTGATGTTGGTGCCGGCGCCGGTCAGCAAGTTGTTATGGGCGGCGGCGAACAGCGCGGTCTGTCCCGTATCACCCGCGTAAATCGCCTGCGGGTTGTTGATGATCAGCCCCCAAACCGTGTCGGACTCCAGGCGGGCTGCGGCCACACCCAACAACGCCGGGACGCGAGTAAACGCCTGCAAGTCATCGTTGATAATCACCTTGCGGGTGATCGCCACGATCTCGCCGTAGGTGGCGAGCTGGTAGCTAACGTTGTTGTCGGTCAACTGCGCGCGGTGGTACTCGCCCTTTTCATTCAACTGCTGCAGGCTGGGGGCATCCGCCAGCATCACGCGATTGATCGGCTTGAAGTCGGCCGCCGTCATCTGGCGGCAGAACGGCTGGAACGTGCGGGGATACGCTTCGTATCCCTGGCGCAGGGTCTTGTTGGCGACGTTCGCCAGGATCGCGGGGAAGTCCGAGGTCGACTCCGCGCCGCCTTCGAAATACTCCACGCTGCGGGACGGAGCGCGCATGGCGGTCTCCGCGATGCGGTTCGAGTCCCAACCGCGCGTGTCCACGCCACGGAGTTGCAAGTACTCCTTGGCCATGTCCATCAGCTTGAAGTTGCGGTACTCCCGTCCCTTCTCCTCTGCGTCACGCTGCTGCTGCTCTCCGCAGCCGGCGAGATACCCTCCGGAGAGCGGATGGCGGGCGAGAAAGAACCGGCTATCGGCGCGCAGGGTGATCGCGGCCTGCATGCACTCCAGCCGCTTGACCAAGGCATCCTTCCCGCTGCCCAACGTCCCGCCGGTATTCGGGTTCGGAGTGAAGACACCGCCCTGCACGTCCTTTTTGCCGTGCTGCTCCATCGCCGCGAACAACTGTTTGCGGGCGTCGTCCACCGAGATACCATCCGCGATGAACTTGCTGACGATGGTCGGCCCATCGATGCCATAGGGTTGGACAGTGGCGCCCAGCGCAGTGATCTCGCTGACGCGCAACCGCTCGGCCTTAATCGCTTCCTCACGGACGGCGGCCAAGGCCTGATCGTTTACAACACGGGCATCCGCGCCCGTAGCCTGCGTGGTTTCCGGCATTGCAGGTTTCTCCTTTTGTGGGCTGAGTGCCCGGATTGCATCAATCACGCCCTGATCGGGCGCACCGAAGACTGCGATTTCACCGTTGGGTTCCGCGTTCAAAAAACACGTGTTGAAATCCGCTGGCACGGGGCACGGAGAAATCTCGAACGGCTCCCAGTCGGTCGCCTTGAACATCCCGATCTCCTGGCCGTTGAGATACGGCGGCTTCCCCTCCGGCATGCCCTCGGTCTGCATGTCGGTCTTCTCCCGCTTGTAAATGAACGTTCCGAAGCTCAGGTTCTGCACGATCCCAGTGGACGCCTTGCGAAACAACTCGGCGCTATCGGTATCGTCGAGGTCGAATTTGAGCGTGGCCATTCCCTTCGGGCCGTTGGCCCACGCGCGCTGCACCACGCCCACCTGGGCCCGCGTGCCCACCTTGCCGGCGATGAGCGACTTGAAATCGTCACCACTGAAGTGCGTATCGAAGACCGGCGCACCGTTGTTCAGCCGGTCAAGCCTGGCGCCCGCCATGTCGAGTTTGAGCATGTAGGGCTCGCCGGTGTTCCGGTCGATACGCGGCACCATCGCGCCGCTATACCAGACAACATCGATAGTGCCGTCCTTGGCATTCGCCGTGGAGGGCACCACCGTGGCGTCGCCGAACAGTTCGGCGGGCACCTCCTTGACGCTCGTGGTGACGACCGCTGGCCCGGCAACCGCCGCCGTGGTCTCCGGCACGATCTCGACAGTCGTACCGGACGGCAACGCGTCAGCGACCGGCTGGATGTTCGTGACCGTCCCGTTCTGTTGCAGCGTCATGGTAACGGTGGCGCTGTTTGTCGTTTGGGGCGGAGGGTCCAACACTGCCGGCGATACCGGCGCATGCGCTCCCTGGTCTCGTAGCTGTTCGGTAAGCGGCATCGTCTGCTCCTTACTCCTTCACCGCGTTGACCGCGATGTAATCGGTCTCACCCAGCTTCGTGAACTGGTAAAGCTGCTTTTGAAGCCAAGCCAGATGTCCTTTGAACTTGTCGTCGCCCTCGCGATGCCACTTCGCGAGGTGCTGGTAGAAGTGGAAGTTCGACATATCCCCCGCCTCGTAGCTCTGCTTGCAGAGGAATGCGAACTTCGCGACGGCGGACTCCTCCGCATCGCGGGCGTCCGTCAGAATCGATCCGATGTTGTCGTGCGTTTCGGCCGCTTCCGGATCGATGCTCGGCGCGCCTTCGAGAAACAATAGGCGGCCCACCAGATCCTCCAGGTGCGCCTTGCACTGGTCAGCGAGAGTGGCGAGACCACCACCAAGGTCAAGGCCCAGCCGCTTCAGGTCGCGCTGGTCCACGAAGTACTGAAGCATCAACGACGCCTCGATGGTGATCGCTTCCTGCAGGCCGGTCATTACATCCGAGTTGCCCTTCATCGCTGGTCTCCTTCGGTGTTTGGGTTGCGGCGAACTATCCCCGATACATCCGGGTTGTGATTTGGAAGGTCTGGTTGGTGCGGTTGATGCCGGCAACCACGAGTTCCTTCACCATGGCGAGGTCTTCCTCGCTCAGCGCCTGGACGCCGAGGCCCTGGCTTCCGGAACCCCCGCCACTGGGCTTGCTGTCGGGCTTGCGCTCCTCGGTGTTGGCCGGCTGCTCCTGGCCGCGCAGCGTGACGTTGCGAGGGTCCACGTCGAGGATGATTTCGTATTTGTCCACCAGCTTGTTGAACAGCGCAATCTGCTGAAGCTGGGTCGTCGGATCGTACCCGTTCTCCAGCACCGCTTCGAACCATGTCTTGCGGCCAATGCGGACGTCCTTCAGCACCGACTCGGCGTCCTTCACTGGGTCAACGCTCTCGAAGCGCGGCGCGGTCCACTGCACCTGTTTGAGATTGATCTTCGGGTCCTTCGTGGCCGCAACAGGGATCTTTCCTTGCAGCACCAGCGTGTCAATGAACCGGCGCCAGACCGGCATGCAGAACAACGGCATCAGGGTGAGCCAGCGGTAGTTCTCAATTGTGTTCCGGAAGCCCAGCATGCCGCCGCGCCACGAGGAGTAATTCACCTGCGACATATCGCCGGTGCCCAACTCGTAGGGCAGACCGAGGCCGGCCATGATGCCCTGCAACTCGGTCATCTTGTACTCGCGATAGCCGCCCGCCGGCGGGGGATTGTTGAATTTGATGTCCTGGCCCGGCTTCAGATATTCGACCATGCCTGGCTGGAACGTCTCGACGCCGACCGTCGTCATCGGATCGGTGCCGGCAATGCCCACCGGATCGCCATCGACACCCTCCGGCTGCGTCACGAACGCCGCCACGCACGCCTCGATCTTCTTGCGAACACGTTCGGCGTCGCAGTAATCGTCCAGGTCGCGCAGTGCCATCATGACCGGCGAGAGCCATGGGATGCCGCGCACTTGGCCGGGCCGGAGGACGCGGTAGACGTGCATGATCTGGTTGGCGGGCACGGGCTGGCTGATGATGCCGCCGCGTGGGTTCAGGATCAGCACGCCGCCAGGGTGATAGCTGAACAGCCAGTAAGCGATGCGATGCCCTTCCTCGTCGAATTGGACGCCCTCCATCACGTGTCCGTTGACGAGCCCCATGGTCCGACTCTGGTCGAGGAAATCCGCTTCGAGCATCTGGAGTTGAAGCGGCACGCGCAGGCCGGCGTCGATGAGGCGCGGCCGGAATCGCACTATCGCCTCGCCGCTCTCGCCCATCGTCCGCGTGGTCAAGCTCTGCATCCCATAGAAGTCCATGCGCTGCGGCTCGTCGCACTGCTCAGAGAACCATGGCCACTCTGCGTCGATGATGGCGTCAATGGCGGACGCACCAGTCTTGGCCTTCGGCACGATGCCGGTTCCCACCACGTTGCCCGCCAACTCCTCGAGGGCGCGCGCCGCGTACGGGTTGTTCCGTACCAGCTCCCGGCTGCGGTTGCGCAGCCAGATGAGCGCACCCATCAACTCGACGTTGGCGTCGCTCGATGCGGCGTACCAGCCATACGCGCGCCGTCCGGCAGTCGCGCCATCGTAGGAGAACCGCTGGACGTGCCGGCGGCGGTAACCCTCCACCAATTCCCCCACGACGCGTTGGACCGCGTAGCGGCCCGTCGATGGGGATCGCGCGTCCCAATCGCGCCGCAGGAGCGGGATGGGACGTCGTGTTGCGAGATCAGTAGTCATCGAAGCGCTTCAGTTTGAAACCCGGTTCGAGAATCAGGAAGTCCAGACCGTACTTTTCGCGCAAGGTATCGAGCATCGCCTGGAGGTTGTTGTATGTGTCCGGAGAGACCGCGAAGTCGGCCTCGACCACATACAGCCCGGAGGTCTTCACCTTGCCCCTTGGCCTCGGTTCATTGGCCAGCGTCAGGAGGCTTTTCGGAGCGCTGTCGCGCGGTCGCAGATTGAAATACTGGCCTAGCCAGTCGAGGATCGCCGTCACGACTGCAGTCCCCCAAACGCTTCGCTGTCGGGCCGGTCTCCGGCCGCCAGCCGCAGGTCGCGCGCCATCTGGTTGAGCGCGGTATCGCTAAACGTCGCGAACCGCGATCCCTCGGGCTTGTCCTTCTCTGCACCTTGCCACGGCGCCCGCTCGAGCGCGTCGGCTATTTC